CATTTCCTCAATCGTATCCATAACAGCGCTCATTCTTCTTTCCTTGTCTCATCTAATAGTAACATCTTACCTTGTTTTTCATCAATTGTCAAGACCCTTTCGGACTCAATCATGTCAATAATTATCGTGGTGATACTGACTTCCGTATTCAACTCACCAATCTTCTTTGTCAATCTTTTCAATGACTGTTGATAATATTCTATCTCTTGTTGTTTCTTAAGCCTAGTCTCAATCAAGTCCGTTAGTGATATTACCTCTGCCATTACGGATTCCTTCTACCCTTGGGAACATCCCAAACAAAAGTCAGACGATCAATATCGCCATTGTTATACGATTCATGAACTCTCTTATTGTCGAACCAAAAAAATGTGCCGGGTTCTATCTGGTGCGATTCATCCTCAACTGTATACAGATAAGTACCCAGTAGTGATAGGTGATACCTATCCCGTGTTAGGTAATAGTCACCTTCATCAATGTGTCGTCCCAATGTCTCACCCGGCTTCAACCTAAAGAACGCAGCGCGAGAATGTCGATGTAGTCGATAAGACTTCAACCATTTTCTGATGGCAGGATATCGGTAGTACATCGGAGTGTTCTGTTGTAGTTCAGTCTTCTTAGGGTCATCGTCGGGGTTTTTGACCGCAGCCATAGTGAGAGGTAGAAATCCATACGGTTTCGTATCTCCAGCAGCACCTTGTAGTGATCCTGCTACAGCCCAATCCTCATCCTTAATATCAGCAAGAATAGAACTTACGTCAATGTCTCTTTCAATAAATCTAAAGTGACTCATTTTTCCCATCGATAAAAAATATGATCCTGTATCTCTACAGTCTTAGTTTTTGTCTTTGCCCATGCGGGTGATACATAGTCAGCATGGTAATGCGTTGCACCACCAGTGATGTCTAGGAAGGAAATCTCATTATTCAGAATTGCGTCTGCAAGATTATACATCCTATTATATATCTTTTTGTTACGGGGTGTATCACTCTTGCCGTCACAGAACCAACTGAACTGACACCTATTTTTTATAGGGTATCTCACTTTAGGATTTTGCCATGATGCGCGTGTAGGCCCCTGTTCTACCACCTCACAGATGGTATTAGGATATCTTTTATCATTAACACGGTTCAATACGACAGCGCTGACCGCAAGTTCCCCTGCGATGCCCTGACCCCTTGCCTCATGATACATGTTGAGTGCGAGACACTCAGCAGACCTATCAGGTATGTTTGGTTGCGGTACAGAAAGTAACAACCCAATTATTGCTGCTTCACCAAGTTGCTGAAACGCTTCAATACCGCTCACATCTCACCCATTTGTGTAGTGATATACCGACGAGCATACTTTGCTGCTTCGGTAGATTTAAAATACATTTCAGCATCCTCAACAATCTCATCAGCGATGAAGTCAGAAACTCCCTCACCATAATCGTATCCATTACAGAAATCTTCGATGTCCATCATCCAATTATTCATCTTACTCATATCACATATTCCTCTTTAAATTTTTCCAATAGTTCACCCTGCATCGCATATGCCTCAATCTCCCAAGGCTCATCACTGTATGCAGTAGTATCATCATAGACCTTACCCATGTACATCTTACGACCACAAGTCAGGTCTTTCATCTTGCGAGTAGCACCCTGCCAGACATGTACCATCTCATGGCACACAGTCTCAACCAGTTCTTCATCATCAAGGTTCTTATCAACATCAATGTAGAAGTCACGATTGCCGTCACCTTCGTAACACCAACCACAAACTCCCTCAGTCTTGAGATTTTTCAAGTTCAACTCAACCTCAAGGGTTCGCATACGAGGCATCAACTCACTGATACAGAAAGTAACCGCACTCTCAGCGAGAGCCCGTTTCTTCTTCGTGGAACCTATGACATTGACGTAGTTCATATCTCAATCCCTAAAGTACGACGAGGGCAAACCACCCTGCCGCAAATAGGGTTAACATGAACATGGTTTCAATAGCGATTGTTGCAATCTTCTTCATAATCAATCTCCTAGAGGTAAAGGGGGCCAGTCCAGTTGATGGTGTAACCACCCTCAACGATGTTTCCCCGTGCTTTGTTCCGAGCAGGAGCAGCATAACCAGCGGCTTTCAGAATGTCACCCTTCTTGAACTTCTTGTCCTTGTCAGTGTTGACAACAAAACCCCAAACGCTGCCACCTTCACGGAAGACTTTGATGTACTTTGAACCCGTCTTGTAGGTGATTTCCTCGTTGAACTCATCAATCATCTTCTCGTTGACTTCCGTCAGTTCACCAGTGCCACCAAGCTTGGCACCAGCACACCGTGTGGTCCATTCCAAATAGTCAGTTTTGATGTTCTCAATCAGGGTGGTCATTTCGTTGTTCATGTCTTTTCCTTTGTTTCCTTAGTTTATACCTTAGTATAGACCATATAACAGAGTTTGTCAACAAAAATCGTACACGCTAAGTCATTGATTCTAAAGGATTCTCAAAAAAAGTTAGCCATTGGCGAGTCCTTTAGACTGAGGATATTGTGCCTGTTCGATTCGGATATAATCATCATCCCAATCAAATGCTTCCTTGACCACGTTATCCGATAGACCCTTGTACTTACGATGCAGGGTCTTGTCCTTTGCAGCAATCAATAGTTCGGCCTCATCTGCATGAAGACCCTCAAGCATCTGGACAAACATCATTTCACGTTTGTTCTGATTTAGGGCAGGATTACCACCCTTGATGAAGTGATACAGTCGGCGGACCTCTTGCTGCAGCAGGGTATGTTCTGTTCCTTCTGGAGCATCATTCACCGTGTATGGTACATCACCTTCCGGTAGCACCCATTCAATTTTAGGATCAAAGGATGCCTTGCAGATCATGCGAAGTGCATCTGTCTGGTACTGCCTCAGAAAACTTACCTTTTCCTTCTTGCTTTTAGTCTTAGAAACCTGTGTCAAAATCTCTGCAAAACTGCGTGTATATGTGTCTATCGCCATTAGAATTCTCCTATCGATTCAACGAGGTTACGCAACCTCTTCTGTGTAAAATAATTTAGTAGTTTGCTTCGGTCACCAGCTGGTGCCTCTTGGTACGCTTTCAATATCTCAAAAAATAACTCAGGTGGTGATTCTCCCAAATCAATCAACTTCTTGTTCCTCTGGTAGTTACGTTTGACTTCATCGTTGGGGAAATCCCCATCAACCATAGCCTGAATCTTCTTTCTACTTAGGGGTTTCTGACGGATACCATCCACAAAGGTATTGTCCGGCGACAACACGTTAGGAACTCCGTCACTGCTGTCACCCTTTAGAACATGCTCACTCAGATATATTTCTGGGTCAACACCGTTCACAAATTTCTTGGTGATTGGACTATACTGTGTTACATTACGGAACTTCTGCAGCTGAATGAAATCCTTGTCTCCTGACAGGATCAACGTCTTACCGTTGTCAAACTCTAATTCACCAACAAGGACAGCAATAATATCATCTGCCTCTGCGCCGTAGACCTCTAGAAATTTGTATGGGAAGAACTCTTTAATTTCTGCTTTGATTGCATTCAACACCTCGAAGATAGCATCCCAATCGTTAGTAGAGGACTCTCTGCCCTTCTTGCGACTGTGCTTATACTCAGGGTAATAGTCCCGACGCCAGTAGTGTTTGGAGTCATAGCAGAGAACCAGCTCACCATACTCATCGCAGAACCTCATGCGATACATGCGTAGGGAATTGAGGATCATATGGCGAACCATATCCTCATCAGGTGCAGTCTGTTTTGTCATGTGCAGATGCATCATTACGGATGCAACTGAAATCTGGTTCATATCAACTAATATCATAATTATTCTTTCGTTCTATTTATAACTCTTTGTCGGCGGTTCACCTTGACCAACAACTGACGCATTGAAACTCATCATGCGCCGTTCACCATCAACTGAAAATGGATACACAAGATGTTTCAACCAAGAGGGGAATACAAGAAACTTTCCTACTTCTGGTTTGAATTTCAAATTGTCACATCTAAAAGACTGTGTTTCACCATATGCATATTCGATCAAGCCCTTTGCAGGATAGTGGTCTTGGAAATCTTCGTCCCATTCATCATTCATACCTTCCGGCACCTTGAGATATATACCACCAGAAAAATCTCCATTGTGATGATGAAAAGGATTGAATTCACCAGCATACTGACTAACTACCCAACTATGATCTAGATGGATATTATCCAATGTAGGTTCTTTATTCCAATTTCCAGTGTTCATTCGAGTCCAAGGATTATTTCTCCCCTTCTTAATCATATAATTCAGATAATCAAGACAACCCTGTTTCACAGTTTTGAGAAGATATTGTTTGTCTTCTTCACTAGTAAGAGGAATCAGAACTTCTTTACTCACCTTACCAACAAGCTTGCCTGACCAATCCCACTTCTTACTTTTCTCTTCACTAGATAGAACATCATCAGACACATCGTTAACAATTTTTACAAATCGTTTTGTCACTGTTGTCTCTAGGATTGCTGGACTAAATGGTTCATGAAATTTCTGGGTCATCATCTTCATCCTCTATCAAATTTGCAAGTTCAGTAATGGTATCAAAATCAACCTCTGTTTCATATGTATCACCAGATTCCATAATATCAACAAATTCCTCTATGAATTTGTGTGTTGGATGAACCATCTCCATATCCCTGTAAATAGAACCTTTAACCAACTCAATCAGCATGGCCATATCACGAATGAAATCTTTCTCACCAACAGCAATACCATTCTCACTCATCGTATGAATCATCTGAACCATCAAACTCTGAGTAAGTTCTTCAGCGAACTGAATATCTTGGTGGTGTGCAAGAACATCCTTATCAGGAAGCTTTACTTCTCTTCCGCTTTTTGCGGACCACGGGCCCTTTATCACGTTCTCCGGTGGTGTCGTCTCTTGGTCGCTCATATCCATTATCCTCTTCAAGCATTTCTTGTGTATAGGTACACCCCATATCAGGGTAAAAAGTTCCTACATTTCTTTTTGGTTGACCCTTCTTCGGACCATACCAGTAGTAAGCAATTGCAACACATCTGTTGCGAATCTTACCTTGTTGTTGTTCACCATAGAACATATCAACCCATGTCCCTGTGCGAAGGTATGCTTGCATATTACGAACATACGCTTCATGGTCAGCAAGTCTTGCTTCTGCACCCTTAATCTTTTGACGAACACCCGCACGTTCAGACTTCGCATAGTCCTTCTGTACTTTGATCCATTGCTTAACTTTAGCAGGACTTAATTGGTGATCATCAGGAAGCTTCCGTAGACTTGCATGAATGTTAGTCTGGCCATAATCCGGGTTCTTTTCTAATTTTGCTTCCCTTGCTTTTACAAGACGTTCTGATGCAGCGACTTTCTGCTCATCAGTCATAGGTTTACGAGGTTTGCGTTTCTTAGGCGCTTCCCACTCACTGTTGTCTGTAGTAGCAGTTATCTTCTTCTTGCGTGGCATTGGATTAGTATCCTTGTTCTTCCATCCGTTTTTCGAGATTACGTTTCTGCCTACGTTTAGAGGCAGCACGTTCATGTCGCCGTTTCTCACCCTTACTCGTATAGTGCTCTCGTTCTCGTAGTTCATTAAAGAACCCATCTTCGGTGAGTTTCTTCTTTAGAATCCTCATCGCCTTGTCAACATTATTATTTCGTACTTCGATTCTCATCTTATCTCCTCATCCTTGCAATCTCTGTTGCAAGTTCTTTATTGTCCTCGAAAATGGGGACACTGTTAGATTTATGCATAGTGGCGATACCAATAAGTTTACGCTCACCACTATATATATTTGGTTCTGGTTTAGCCATCGTTGGATTATAAAATTGGTCGGAGTTAGAAGATTCGAACTTCTGACCCCCTGCTCCCAAAGCAGGTGCGCTACCAGACTGCGCCAAACTCCGTTTAGGTTTAGTTTCTTTGAGTCCAGTTACACCCATCTTCTTGAGAAACTTAGCGTGTTGACGCTCTGCCTCTAGGACAGAGGCCGACTTCTTTTTCTGTTTGCGCTTGCGAGTATTCGTAGTCGAATAATACACAGGCAATAAATGCATACCGCTCATTATATAACTATAAACTAATTTTTAAGATTTGTCAAGTTGTTTTTTTAGATTCGTTAACCGCAGTCGCGATCAATTCTGAAATAGGAACCAATTCTTTGTCGCCGTCCTTATCTAGAGACGTTTCAACGAAACCCTCTTTTTCTAGGGTTTCAAGTATAGACCCAACGATATCCTCAACCGCTGGTTTTGCAAAATAATTTCCTGCGTAATAAGCAGCTCCGATAGCACCCATTGCAAGAAATGTGTGAAGATATACATCCATATTCATATTTATAACTTTCTTTAAAACCAATCTACAAGCATACTATACCATGTTGTAAAGGCATTGTCAAGTTGTTTCTGTGATATTTTTAAATAATATAATATGCGAGCAATCCGGTACAGATTCCAATAATGAACCAAACCGCACTGTGTTTGATCAAATCACTGTCGCAATAGATTGGTGATTGTTTGAAGAATTCATCTGAGGTCTTATGACCCGTCTTCAGTGAAAAATAATTCTTACTCATAGTCCTCTCCTATTTTGTGGTGGCGATGAATACGCCGTTCCAATCCTTTTCAAGTGGTTGTGTCTTCATAAACTCACAACGCTCAATCCACATATTATAATAGTTTTTCATCTTACCGTCAAATTCATTCATCAAATCATTACATAATCTAATAGCGTTATCAAATTGTTGATTACGATAATATTCGTGCATCTTCTCATGTTGGCTCTCTGCTATACCCCAATCAGTATTCTTCATCATCCAATCCATATCACTGAGAACGGTATAGATTCGGATGCCTATGGTCTTACCCTTAACTGCTAGTTCGTCAACCTTCAAGTAGAAGAAGTCATTCTTGGTCAGGTCATATGTGGCTTCGCCAACCAACAACAGACAACCATACTCCTTACACTTGCTCTCAATACGAGCAGCAGTTGAAACAGAATCTCCTAGTACATCATACGAATGACGCTTGGTACTTCCCATCTCTCCAAGGTAACCAAGACCAGTATTAATACCAGCGCCCATACCAACTGGTGGACGCCCTTCAGAAACGATTTTATCATTAAATTTCTCCACTGCACTCAACATCTTTAGTCCAGTATTGACCGCGCTCCTTGGGTGATCATCATCATCTATGGGTGCGTTATGTATGTGCATACTCGCATCACCAATATACTTGATAACCATTCCATCGGAATCTAAAATAGGCTGCGTGATTGCATCCATATACCCATTCATAATTTGGGTTAGTCCCTTCACGTCATCACCAAAACTTTCGCCCAATGGTGTGAACCCACGAAGATCGGAGAAACAAATGCTGATCTCCTTCTTCATACCATCTTTGATAAGAGAGGGGTTTTCCTGTAGCAACCGAACCACAGTAGGTGAGGCATACCCTGCGAACTGTTTCTTGATTTCCATCTTCTGTTTATATTCTTCCATGAACCGTAGGAATGCAGCAACTGCCCAGACCACAAACATAGTGAGGACGGGATAGGACCAATCGACAAGATAACTGTATTCTGTGAACAGATAGGATGATCCATAGAACGAACCGACGAGGAAAACTGGCAGTAACACTGCACCAAAATACCATGCGAGTGTAAGAACGACTGATGCTAGGATCAATGCACCCACTCCA